GTCGCGCATGGGCGATGTTTCGAGAAGGTTGAGATCGCCCAAGAGTTGTTTGCCGACGATGCGGAAATTGTTCACGAATCCGACGATGTCTTTGATTCCTGCACCGTGATCCAGATTGACTTTGACGCCGCCCTTGTATGACTCCGCACACTCTTTGACTTGCATCAAAGTTGTCTCGTCAACGTAAAGCCCGTGACCCTTCGCTTCTCCTATTGAAATTATTGAAACTCCTTCGATGACATCCATGCGAAGGCGCGGATGTCAAAAGTTAATCCGAGTATTGATTGACGATTTCATCAAGAATTTGCTGCTCAAGTGCCGACTGCACAACGGCCATGATTTGCGCCTCGTCATCTGGAGCGCATCCTACGATCTCGAATGAAGTGGATATTCTTTGCCGCACCCTCGATGAGCACAAATGCGTGCGAGTTCCTATTGCTTCCACCATCGCAAAGCAATCGATGCCGATTCCGCTTAGATTTACTCCTGTTCGACAACCTTCGACTTTAAATGACGAAGAAACTTCTAAGCTCGGAGCATGGCAAGTGATTCGGGCTTTGTTCCCGCGAACACTAACGACAGTGTCTTTGCGTAATCTCTCACCTCCACCACCACCAGGCAGATCGATTGGGTTGATTGGAATAGGCGGAACAACCGAAATAAACAGCAAGCCTTGAACGCCGATAGATAACGGCGTTGGGCTTGGCATTAAGCCCTGCGTTGCGATTAGCAGGGAGGCGAGCATACGCTTAGACCCTCGTTACTACGGTGTTTGTGGTTCCGTCGCCGGTGATCGATTGAGTGATCGCGCCTGATGTTCTGCTCGTCGGAGTGACCGTGAGCGCGTTGGCGATGTCGAGTCCGTGGATTGCGTGAACCTCGGTGATCTCCGTGAGTTCTGGCGCGAGTTCGGTTCGGGTGGCACTTGCATTTGCTGCTGCGGTTGGTGGCGTTGTGTATGACGCGCTGGCAAGTCTGCTAGAAGTTGCAACATCAATGCGCCCAAGCTCAACCCCAAGCTCCGATCTTACGGCTATTGCCGTCCCTGCGGTTGTGGCAGTTGAAAGATCATTCACAAGAATCTCGGCTGATCCATTCCACGCAATCGATCCGCTGGCAATAGGAGTTGTGGAATTATAAAAAGCAACCTGATATGTCCCTGCTGTAATCGCTGGCATGTTGCCAGTATAAAAACGAGTTGTTCCAATCTCCGCGCAAGTTATCGCCGATCCAACCGTGATTCCAGATTTAAAGAGTTGAGCCGTCACCGTCAGACCTGTTGCCGGTTGCGCTGTGTTTAATTCGTTTGCCATATATTAGGAGTTCAATATTGCGATTGCTTCTTGCGTTGTTTCTGTAAATCCGAATGGGGCATTCGTCCAATCGCTTCGCGGCGACTGATCTGCCGCGTATGCTGCGATCATCCCATCCGTCCAACCCTTAACTGCCGTCAGTTTTGGCGAGGATTTGCCTGCTGAAATTAGTTGTCCGCTCAAATCAAGAAGCGTCACAAGTCCGGTTGAATTGTATCCTTCCTGGTTCAACCATTCTTCTGCTGTCCACGAAGGCGGTGGGGGAATGACCCATTGACCATTATCCCATATCGCATTAGGCGATGGTTTCGGCGGAGCCTCAATCCATTCTTGCAATTTTGGGTTGTTTGATTCTTCCCAAGTGTCGATCAAAGATTGCGCCAAATCACGAAGATCGGAAGGATTTGTTCGATTGTAATAATTAGGCATAGACTCTTGTATGGTTGGCGACGGTTGCCGAGTTGTTGTTTGTTATGGTCAAGCCGCCCTTCTGGTCGATGAGGTCGCGGACGAGCGGGGCGTAGAAGATAAGGTTCTGCGGTCGGATTTTGTCGCAGGTCATACCTTTGGCGAGTGAGGCGATTTCGGCGGCAGTGAGGGCGGCGTTCCATATGCCGACTTCGGCAATTCTTCCTTGAAAATAAAAAGCTAAAGTATTATTGCGGCGAACGCCAACCAAAGTCTCCGAAACAACTGGGAATACCGATGTCGAATGCGTCGTTCCTCCTGTCCCATTTAAAAATGGTTCAGCGGTGCTGGTTCCAAAAACCCCCGCGATGTGACTCCACTGATTAATTCCAGTCACGGCAGCCGTGGAAGTTGATGAATTCGCCTGCGTCTGAACATAAGACTTATATTGTGTGGCGCTTATGTCTTGCAGCCCTAGCATGACGCGATTTGCGCTAGGAGAATTGTTGCCAAGGGCAATTCCTACTGTCCCAAGCGGTTGTATCGTTGGAAAAACCCAACAGGCAAGCGTAAATGGCAACGCTGTCACGGTTGCGCCTGCGCTTAAATATTGCGTTGTTCCGTTGAAATTGTAAGCCATATCAAGCCGCGCTCCTGATTTCGACGGCGATCAACTCGGCATCACCTGTCATTGTGTCAGATGCGCTTGTGGCATTGCGTGTGACTTTCAATCGGAAGCCATCGCCAGCGGTGACGGAGTCGATTGTCGTGAGCGTAATCTCTGTATAATTGGGAATGCCGCTTGTTCCGCTTGTTGCTGCCGTTGCGCTTGCTGCTGTATCGAACGAGTCAGCGTCCATATCCGTAGTCATTCGCTCCAATGCAACTTGCCACACGCAATTCCCTGTCGTGGCAGTTGTCGCGGCCCAGATTAAGCGAATCTTTAGGCCGCTTGAAAGTATTGCGAATTGAGGAATGACATCGAGAAAAATAGAGTTCTCGATTGTCGTATCGTCAAAATCTAAAACGGCGATAGAATTTCGCGTGTCAAGCGTTGCAAATGCAGTTGCAGGCGGTTGGTTTTCGCGTGGCGTAAACGTGCAAAAAGTGCCGACGCCATTTTGCAGGATGTTTGACGCGATCATGCGAGCAATATCAATGCACTCGTTTCGGTGGGTTTAGGGAACTTGAGTTCAAATGTGCCATCAAAAACGCCACGTTCGCCACCAAAGGCAAGGACGCACATGACAGCATTATCTTTTGACGCATTGTAAACAACGGCTCCGGCAGCCTGAAATGATGCGCGGTTCAGTTTGATGTCATCGAACGAAACCCACGCTGATTTGCCTGCAACGCCTGTCTTGAATCCCGATAGCTTTATGCCACCGGCCTCATACCCGTTGCCGCTAATCTCGCCGTTCGGCGTGTATTTCTGAAGTTCCGGCCCGATCTTCGCATCCGTTCTGTATAGCGCGATTTTATATTGATCGTTCGGTTGATGCAGCCCTATCAAAAAGGCTTGCTTTGCTGAGAGTGCTATTCCTTGTGTTATCATTTGGCTTGTGCTTGGCAGACGGCTGCGCGTTGTGCTGTTTCGGGGTATTCTGAAATCATTAAGTCATCTCCCATGCAACGGGAAACAAAGTCAGATTGCGACTCACCGATGGATGGGGTCGGCATAACCATTTCGGAAATCAAATTAACGCCGTTAAATCTGCCGTGTTGATCGCGTGAGAATTTCATTCCCTTTTGTTTTGACGCAGCTTCTTTTGCTGCCATCACGTTCGTCTTCTTTGCCGCCCAAGTCTGTCCTGCGTCCCCACCCCACAATGCCCATGCAATGCGGCCTGCGGATGGAAATCCGTCTTCGTCTGGCGTGAAACCGTGCCCCTTTTTATCAACCTCGTGACGTGAAAAAAATGAGTGCATTCGCTTAACGGTATCGTCGGACAAGTTTTTGCCGTTGCTGATGTCGCGAGCGCGTGCAACTCCCACCGCTGTCCCGCCTCGATTGTATTCTTCGCGCCACTTTAATCCCTTTAGCGCCTCTTCTACCATGCCCTTGCTTGGCTTGTTCTCGTCTGCAAGATCGGTTTGTTTTGGTTGTTCTTGTGGTGGCTCAGGTTGCGGCTCTTCTTGCGCGATAGGTGCGGCAATAGGTGCGGCAATAGGCGCGGCGGCTTGAATGGGAATGATAGAATCTGAAATGTATTCGGATGGAATATCCATTTCTGTACCGAGCGCGACGATCATCGCGGCCTCCTTCGCTCTTGCGCGAAGTGCCTCTTCGTAGTCCTCACCCATGTCGCTGTAGATTTGTCCTGCTGTTTTCAAGCCAGCTTTCCAAAGCGCAATATCGGCATTGGCTTCGCGTCCGTAATCAATCGAAACCTTGGCAGGCCAGCACCAGCGACCATCAAGTAGATATTCGGAATCTGGAATGAGTCCGCGAGATGCGGCGTCGAGAAGGATAACATTCTTGATGCGGTTGAGAAACTGACCTTCCAAGAGTCCACGCCACCGCAGGAAAGTGCGCTCGGCCATCGCGGCCTCCATCCTTGCCATTGGCCCCGACTTGTCGGCATCGAATGCGAAGCCGTAGGGAAGACCAACGGCCATGCAAATGTGAGCCTGCACCAAGCGAATGAACTCTCCGAATGCTCCGGTCGGTCTGTCCGACTTGAACATTTCCATCTTTTCGCCTGCGGATAGATAGTTGACCGTTCCTGGGTCTAGTGACTGAAGGCGTGCGACTTGGCCTTGATCGTTTGAGTTGCCGCGTGCGAAGTAGTCGCCGGCGTCTGCGGCTCCGCTCTCGGTAGTAATGACGCCGCTCTGATAGCTAGCGTATTTGATCGCTTGCACCTCGGCCTTGATCGCTTCTTGCAAGTCTCTCGTTGCGTTTAGCGCAGTAGCGAAAGCACTTCGCCCACGATATTCGTCAAGTCTTGCCGCATCGAAAAGGTGGATAAACTCTTTTGCAACAATATCAGTAGGAGAAATGTACTGGTTATTAATAGTACGCGTGAAAATTGTGTATGAAACGGGTCTTCCATAGTCGTCTACGTTGATGCCTCCGATGTATTTATCCGTGTCAGTTCTGTCGTAAGGCGATCCGATGCGGTCGGCTTCTACG